AAGCCACCAAACGGACTGCCATAGCCCCCGAAGCCACCAAACGGACTGCCATAGCCCCCGAAACCACCGTAACCTCCCATACCGCCAAACGGGCTTTGATACCCCATGTACTGCGGCTGATATACCGGCTGATAAAACTGCCCCATATCCGCACGTGGACGATAACCAGAGGGAGGCGTCATACCCGTTTGACGAGACACACTACCGCCAGCAAAAACATCACCGCCGGGTTGATTTCCTTGCCGCAGAGCCGCACCCATTCCACCACCAGCCATGTCGTGCTCCTTACGCGGGCATGAACTTTTCAGGATTGATCTGCCGCCCTTGTTTCTTGGTGCCCGTTCGCTTGCGGCGCACACGGTCCATCATGGCGTACAACTGCTTTGCCCCGGCGTCCGTCGAGCCATTCCCGAGATGCGACACCACATCGGCCGGAACAACGAACTCACCATCGGCAAGACGTGCGGGACGCTTGCCTGCGATTGTAGCCGGGATGTTGTCAGACATACCATCGCCCGGACCTTTAAGCATCCGACCCCCATCGGAGTAAGACCCGAGATCAGACGAACCGCCCTTGTTCATCAACTCGGTGATGCCGCCACCAGCCATCGGCATCGCAGGACGATACAAATCGGGGTTATACCGGAAACGCGACAGCGGACCATCGTACTCTTCTTGACCCGGAATACCAGAGCGACGATTGCTCAGCGCCATCAAGCCAAGACCGGCACCGCCACCGTAGAGCATCTTTTGGGTCGGCGTGAGTCCTTTCCACCAAGCAGTGGGGCTGCTTAAAAGACTCGGAGCCGCAGAAGCGGCTTCAAGCATTGGCCCAGTACTGACACCAGCCGCCGTTGCCGCCGGAATGACGTTACCCATTGCGCTATAGGTCTGACCTGCTGCCAGTGCAGGCTGCACACTACCTGATATACCCGCTCCTAACGCCTCTGCACCTGCAGCGCCTCCGGCACCCCCAAACGCACTACCTAGTCCACCTAGTGCAGCGCCGCCAAGACCCCCAAGGATGGCACCTTTGATGGGGTCGTTTCCTTGAATTGCAGAAGTGCCGCCACCAATCGCGGCACTCAACAGCGCCGCTTCTCCGATACCCATTCCAGCCATGAGATGCTCCTTTTACAGAATCGTATCACTCTAAGGGAGCAGATACAAAGGTCATAGACGCAATTATAGAGGGGACAGCAGGACGCGTCGGTGACGTACCTGCGGCATAGTATTGCAAAACAGTTTGCGTATCGGAAGCACGCCACACTAGCTCGAGATAGTCACCGGCATTAAGTTGCACGATAAAATTCAACGCGCCTACCGAGTGTGATGGGTTACCTGCCGATTTATGTGCCGGTAAGCCAAACCGCGTGTTTGAGTCGGGAATGTTGACACCGTTTTTGCGAAACCACATATCAATATCTTGCGGCTGATTGTCATCATTAGACAATTGCGCACTAAACTGAAAATTGTAGACTCCGGTACGGTCTACGACAAACTTGGTTGTATTAACAATTTTTACGCCGTTTGAGTAATCTGTCGTATCAAACGTAACTAGATAAGCCGTCGTGGTCGAAGCTGCAGTCTGCGTGTCGTTACTGTGAAAAGCTCCGAAAGGAAAACTAATTCGAGCACCACCCTGCGTGTTTGAGAATTGCTGCAGCAAACCGCTGAGCTGATTAAAATACAGCCGCAGCACATTGGCAAATTGATCTTGATACTGCGTCGTCCACTGCCCCGGAGCCAGCGGTAAATTGGGTGCCGCAGGAAAGATAAGGTGTTGCAAAGTCAAGGCTATCTCCTACCGTCCTTCTTAATATCGATTCGAGGTGCACCCAACTGCCAAGCCGTATTGATTTGATCTGAAGAAACCTCAAAAATCATTTGCCGTCCGCGCACACGGGTGAAGATCTGCCCGGTGAACTCTTCCGTGATGACATAGTTGGCCCCCTGCGCAACAACCCCGTTTGCCGAACCGATCTGTCCGGACCCGGAGTTGTAGAGGGCTCTTAAAGTCATGGTAACGCGAGGGCTAAGTCCTGTTGGAGAGTTGGACGAGTTACTGAAGGTGATGTCCGGGAGAACCCGCCAAACAAACCCAAAATTTTGCCCGTCATCGATGTCGTATTCTGCCGATGAAATATACGCATTCAGCGCAACTGCAGTACCATCGGCGTTGTCATTCAAACCGTTTTCGTGCACTATCAACCGGCCCGTCTGTGTCGATGAATCGTACGTCGTCGCATAAGGATATGCAGACAAACCGGAGTCTAACCACGCTGAACGACTCAACGTGCCGTAATACCAGATACGCTCCAGATAGTTATAAATGACGTAGCGGTCTGGATGGGAAGCATCGGCTGAGCAATACAACCACCAAACTTCGTTAAACGCTTCGTTCGTGCCTGCAAAGACTTGCGCCCGTTGATCCAGATTAAAATCGTTAAAAACATACCGACGCACGTCGCAGTTCAGCGTTTGTACCCGTCCGTCATAAGCGTAGAACTTGTCGACGCCCATCCAGTAGATAACGCCTGAAGCGATAATCGCAGCATTCTGACTGGCAATCGAAATGTTGTCGCCAAGAATCTGCGTGCCCCAGACCACAGGCGGGCCGAGGTACTGCAAGCTGTACACGCTTGAGTCTGTAAATACTACGATTTCTTGACGTGTTTGCAGCGCTGTAACGATTTCAGAACCTCTGGAAAGGCGAATTGAACCGGCTTGGTTAGTAGCGTCTGGCGTCCACTCTCGCACGTTGTCTTGATCTGACCAGCGGATGAGCATGGGGTCCGCAGTAGACGCGCCATAGTCGTTACAACCAAATGCAAAGATAAAGCGGCTGGTATCCGATACAAGAATGTAGTTCTGTACAGTCGGCACGTCAACCAGCAAGGAGATCGAAAAGGTGCCGCTGCCAGCGCCAGTCACATTAATTAAGTTACCCGCACTATCAAGCAGATTAGCCGTCAATCCGATGACATTGAACAGGTAGTATGTCGTCGACGCGCTTATGCCTGTCGGTAGCGTACCGCCAGAAGACACAGAGAACTGAACGGCAGTGCCTTCGGTCAAGACGTTAGTCAGCGTGACAACGGTCGGGCTTGCGGTTGTGAAAGTAACTGTGCCGCCCAAAGAATTGAGTAACACCCCGGGCGTTGACAGACCCCCCGTAGCATCCCAGTAGTACAGTCCGCCACCACGGGGGCCAAACACGAGATCCTCACCGTAGTTTTGTTGGTTCCACTGACGCAGTACAAACTGCGTGGTAGATGCCGTGTTACCCCATGTACTGCCCGTCTGGCTCCAAGACCCGGCACTCCAGCCCGTCAGCGGCACCGCAAACGCAGGCCCGACATTAAGCTGATACGTGGCTACCACCGCAGCGCCACCACCGGGAGAACCCGCGATTGCCGTCGCATTAGGGATTACAGAGATTGTGATCGTATAGGTGTTGGCATCGACAACAGTGATTTGGAACTCTTGATTAAGAACGGCGGCGGTTACGTTTGTGCCAACACCGCCAATATCGACGGCTCCGCTAAACGTGACGAAATCCCCAGTCGAACACCCGTGGTTGATGTCCGTCACTGTGACCGTTGTAGAAGCAGTCAGAGCGAAGGGGTTGTTTAGTGTTGCAGACTCCCGAACAGGCGTGATGTTGTAATACGCACCGCCATTTTCGATATAGAACTTGAGGTTTGTACCGACACCGATTAAATTCTCATTGTCCAGCGTTACCCAATTGTTTAAAGAGCGGCATATGCCTTGAAAAGTGTTCAGCGAGTACGGCACCCAACCGCCAATACTTTCGGGGTTGCCTTGGCGAAACCGGACTTTATCGCCGTCATACCACCCACCTTCGGTCGTATACCGCGTGTTCTCGCGGTTGACCCCGGGTTTAAAAAGTACTTTTTGGAGCGGCATGGTTAGGCAGGCAATATCTTGGAAAAAAGCGCCTTCCGCATGCCGGGCTTAGTGTAGTTGCCTGCTGCGTTGACCTTGGATCGGGGTTTGTCCGAGACTTGTTTTTTCATGATTACGCCCGCAGAGCTTTCAGTTCGTCTAGCGTCGTGCAGTCGTCGGCAAGGGCAGGCAGGTCACGCAGCCTTTGCTTCTCGGCCACAACCGCAGCGTTGCTAGCGCCCGTCTCAAGGTTGCGTTGAAACTGAATATCAAGCGCGGCGAAAAGCGGAGCGCGTTCAGCCCGCAAGCGGTCCTTGGTCAGCGCCTTAGCTTTGTCGAAGTTGACCTTGATCATTCTTCACTCTCCTGCTTGGCAGCTTGCTGCGCCGCCCAGGCGTCATGCCCGATACCAAACCCGTCCGGGGTGTCGATGTCGGCCTCCCAAGCGTTCCTGAACGTCC